CAGTATAAGCGTTACCAGGTACAACGATGTCATCAAGAACAACAACATCAGCATGAAAACCTGTGGTATTAGATGTAAGTCCAACGGCTTTACAGGTTGCATCTCGAATACCTTCCAATTTACGTTGTGGATGATCTACTGCAATCTCAGCTACTGCCCATTTTTCACGTTTACCTTCATCAGGATTGATCATCTCTGACCAGTATCTACGATAAATGGGACTATCTATAATCTGTTTAATAGCATATAATTGTTTCTCAGCTAAGTCTGCTGTAGCAGATACATATAGAATCGTTGTTTCTGGATGTTTAGTAATCCACCAAGCAGTTCTATATGCAATTAATTTACTCTTCATGTGACCACGAGGAAGTAGAACTAATTGGTTATTCTTAGCTTCAGAACGAGTCCACCATTGGATAAGTTCTTCGTGAACAGCTCCAAGCATTAAGTGTGGAGCTACTAACTTAATAAATACTAATAAGTCATCCTCAGCTGACTGACGAATGGCATCGACTTTAGATTGTATTACCACTTAACTTTATTAGCCCAATATGCCGCACTCATCTTACCTTTAGCAATATTCTTAGCGTGTCTTGCTTTGAAAGATTTAGCTCTAGCAGTATTAGTCTTATCTCCAGATACACCTTTTTGACCAAAACGAATAAGCTTTTCCTTATCACCTTCTTTAGCCAATACAGCATGACTCTTAGTTGGATGACTTGGAGTACGTTTAGGTTTGTTATAACCTGAGAATGTTTCACTACCTTTTTTAATCATTTTTTCTTCGCAGTCTTTGCTGATTCTTTAAACGCTTTAGCAGTTGGAGCACCTTTAGTTCCAGGTTTTCTCATTTTCTCACCAGAACCTGCAGCAATACGTTTACGTTTAGCGTGAATGTTAGCATATAATCCAGGTTTAGCCATATTATTTCTTCTTCTTTTTAGCCATCATTTTTTCTTTGGCTTCTTCTTTTTTACCTTCTTTTTTCTCATGAAGCTTTTTAGCTTTCATAGATTTATATTTCTCTTTACCACCATACTCTTTGATCATAGCCATTATTTTCTCCTTTTAGAAATACCTGCTTGACTTAATGCAATTGCTATTGCCTGTTTTTGTGATTTCACTTTCTTAGGTGATTTACCTACATTAAGTTCACCACGTTTAAACTCTTTCATGACCTTACTTATCTTTTTTTGTGCCTTAGTTTTTTGCATTATACTACTCCTTCAAATAATTTTCTTTCGTCTAATCTTCTATTCTGTAAACCTTTTAGTATCTTACCACCAGCTCTACAATATTTCATTAACGATTCCATAGCCGCTTCTTTATCGTTCCTAAGAATCGCTTGACGGATGGTTGAACGCTGAAAGCATCCAAGACCCAAATTAAAGCAAAAGCTGACAAGAGCGTCAAACTCATGTTGTCGAAGAGGCACGTTAGGTAACATCTTATGTACTCCCAACTCGAAGCGACGTAAGTCTGATTTAAGAATTCCATTTATTTCTTCCTGTGTAAAAGTTCTATTCCAAGATTCAGGCAGTGATTTGCCATCGCCGATAAGATGACCAACACCAACAGTCCAAAGCCCAGCAGGACAACGATAGGGCTTACTACGAACACCTTCATGATGTTTAATTAACTTTATACCTTTATCAGATACTTTCACGTTTCTTTTCCCAAGTTCTAGAACCAAAGTAAAAGCCAATAATACTTGCAGTAATAGCCATTTCTTCAGAGCCAAACACTTCTTGAGAAGCTACAACAAAATCTACACCAGTCCACATAGCCCATATTAATGAGATAAGGTTGATGATTACTAATTCACCTACAAAGATAAACGCTACTACAGGTCTTACCATAGCATTCCAATTCTTTACTGTAGGACTTGCATTTTCTACTAATTTCTTATCATGATCATATAATGCTTCACGTTCTTGAGCATACGTTTCAGCATAGGTACCTTCTAATTCAATCGCTGCAATCTTTTCTTGTGCTACAAAGCCTTTTTCTGCCATAAGTAAAGCTTGGGCATTTTGTAACTGTGCCATTTCACGTTCATGTTTTTGATCACCTTTTTGTTGGAAGAATCCAAGTAAAGAAGGTAATCCTGAAGTAGCAAATCCTAGTATACCAGATAATATTGATAACATGTTAGTTTCCTAGTGGGTTAATAACTGCTTTTTTAAGAGCTTTCATGTCTTCTTTGACATTTGTGACTGTATCAGCAATCTTGTCTTGTGAAGATCTAGCCATCGCATTAGCTTCAATTGCTTTACCATAAGCTTCGTTAGCCTTCTCAAGAGCACGATTGTTAGACATCATTACGTCTACAAGTTGTCTCTCAGTTGATTTAGATCTATCTTCTAATACAGTAATGCGAGTTTCTACATTACTCATTTTCTTAACTTCATCAATCGTACTCTGTAAGTCGTTGAAGAGGGTTATTCCGTAATAAACTGGACCACCTATTGCGGTTAAGAGTATCGAACCTATCACCAATAGTTGTTTCGGTGAGAAGCGTGAGAGTAAACTCTTGAGTTCGTCCATATTCTTGTTCCTGTTCTAGTTTAATTATTTCTTCTATTTGTTGTTGCTGTATATTGTAACTTTGATTAATCAAGTTTAAACTCATGACTAATCCAAATCCTGGTACTAATTCTTTTCCTTTTGGTACATCTGGTGTTTTAATTTCTACTTTAGCTGATCCTGCTGTCGTATTTGCAGGTATTCTAGCCTCTGTAGCCGATGTCGTCGTAGTATCTTTTACCTGTACTGTTGCTACCGAAGTAGCTGGAGTCTCCACAGTCGTTTGCAACGCAGTCAGTTCCTGTGCAATTACAGGTTCTGGTTGGATTAACGGAGCAGTTGTGACTTGTGCCAACGGACTCATTGGATTTAAAGGACTTATCGGACTCACTGGGCTTTCTACATTCGTTGGATTTGTGATAGACTTCGCACACTCGTTTGTAACCACAGTCCAAGTACCAAATATCGGAGTCGAATAAGGGTCCGAGCATATCGAACTTCTTGACTCTAGTATTGATCCAGTATATCCAGCTTCGCATGTTAAAGTTCTGTATTCTCTTGTTTCGAAACAGGTTGGCGGATCTTGCGTACAATTGTCACTAGTCGTTGTCCAATCTGACCAAGTTTGCGTAGAGCAAGTATAATTCCTACTTTGATTAATCCCACCGCTATAATGAGGTAACGGACAAGCAAGTGTCCTAGTTTCACTACTATCGGTGCAAGTAGTTTGTAAATATATCGAACAATACGGATCATCAGGTCTATACCACGAACAATAATGGTTTTGCATAACATCAGGAACTGTAATACCTTCACAATACATTGACCCATCTTGATACCACCCTTCTGGAGTTGACGAAAAAGAACACCACCAAGCATACGCATTACTTGCTGTCAGCGACAGGAGGAAGCTCAGGAAGATTGAAATCCTCACCATAGAGTGCTTTGAACCTTTCTGGATAGCGTTTAAACCATGCCTTTCTTGCTGCATGACCCATCATACCTGCATAAGGACATGGACTACCTGACATTTCCATAGCGTTCCATCCTCTAATATCTTGACAAAGAACACTTACACCTGTCACTTTTAAACCACCACTATTAAACGCATTAAATATCTTAATACGTTCACAATTCTCATCTACAATAGTCATACCACCACTGATAGATAGTACACCTGTATTTGCACCACCAGATACACCTGAACGACACATATCGTTAGAGAATCCTGATATACTTGGTGCCATAGCACTTGGTACTGGCATACCTTTGTTATTGATAGTTGTAGTATCAGCATGAGCATGATCTACACACCAAAGCACTAATAAAACTATTACTGTCCAAGATAAAATTTTAGTCATCATTTGTTTTCTCTAGGTCTAAATAATATTGGATTATATACAGCCGTTGAATCTATTTCAGGAAAGTAAATCATAACTGATGACATACCATTGATATCTTCTCTACGCCAGCAACCTTCATGATTAGCATGTCCTTTTTCAGTTGCATAAGCTGCATACTCATATCCTTGTAATCCCATCTTTTTAAAACTACACTCTTCACTTGTAAGAACGACTTCACCTACATCTGTCTTCATACTTAATTCTTTTGGTAAAGTTACTGCATGAACATTAAGAACACTAAATAGTACGAGTAATACTATTATAAATTTAGACATTATTTAAAGATATTATTTAAAAGTAAAATAATAACTGTTCCAAAAGCACCAAGTAAGATTTGTTCTAATCGTTTTAAACGAGCATTAATCTGTTCATAACGTAAAGCACAGATTTCTTCGTGAGTACTGATACGATGTTCTACTTCTTGAACGTCAGGCTTGGTCATTTCTGTTAGTTCCATTTCTGATTAGTAACAATCTTAATAAATTCTTCTAAGTATTCACAAGCAGTAATCTCAGCTTCAAGTCTATCTGCTTCAGCTACAATCTTAGCTCTTTCAGTCACAATCTTAGATGGAATGTCGATATTACGTTCTACTTTACGAATAACATACCAGTCTGTTTGTGCTAATACTGAGCGTGCTGTCTGTTTAATCTGAGCAATAAATTGTGATTTAAGACCTTTTGTAGTGTATCCATTTTCTTCTAGTTTATCTTCAAGAGCTTTAGGATTAGTTGGATTACCATCCCAGTAGAAGCGATCATCAAGTCTAATAGGATCTGCTACCCAAATAATACCAATAGCTAGTTTCTCTGCTTCAGTTGATTTGTATAACCAGTCTGAACCATATTGAGTACCTTTTGCATCAACAAATGGTACACCTTCAGTAAGTCGTTTTCCGTTTAATAAAAACATAATTTTTCCTTTGTTAATTATCTTGCTAGTGCGTTTTTAAATGGGTTTTCTGCGAATGCTACATAGATGTATGTTACACCACTTTGATTAGTTTCAACATCATAAGAACCACTAGTTACATCTCCAAGTTTGAATCCGTTACTTAATAAATCACATTGTTCAACATAAGCATCACTAGAACCATTACCACGCAAACCCTCTTGATAAGACCTGTTTGCATATAAAGATTTAGGATTTCCGCCATTGAATGTATCTCTAGAAGTATCAATTATTTTCCAACTTCCAAAATCTGGAACAACTATAGTATCTACATTTTTAATCATTACAAATTTAGGTCTAAATCCTGTATATATAAAAGGACCACTAGCAGCACCATTGCCAACATAACTTCCAAATCGACTAAAGCCTGCTATTTCTGCCCAGCAATAGGCTACTTGTGTTTGTCCATTTGTATTTACATTATTATTTGTGCCTATCGTAAATACTGTGCTTGTTGGCGCTGTATCATTCCACATTACTGTTTGGGTAGCAGCTACAGCTGTTGACTGAAGCCTTACATTTTTTGTTGCTCCTAAAGAAGCATGATAAACAACCCAATCGGTTGAACCAGCACTACGAGATTTTACAATAATCATTCTAGGTGCAACACCTAAACCATGTCCTACTGTAGCTACACTTCCTGTTCCTGTATAAGTCACAATACTAAACCCAGCAGTTGTGTTTGCAGATACAGTAGATGTAATAGAGCCACTTGTGTTAGTTACTGGAGAACCATTAGCTTTCCAGTTCCAAGCTACATAAGTAGCAGAATTAGTATTTGTATCTCCACCAGCCCCTGTAGTAAAGCCACCATTTACAAAACCATTTAAGTTTGTAGCACCTAAATAAGTTGAGCTTTCTTCAGCTAATGTATCATTTGAATAAAGTCGTTTATGGTCACCACTAACAATTCTATTAACATCATATAAATTATTATAATTAGTTGATGACCTACTTTTAATCCATACAAAGTCAGGTGTAAAGTTAACAGCATTAGTGTCAGAACGAGTAACACTTGTTGAACCATTACCTGTATAAGTTAATACTCCAAAGTTTTTATTACCTTGCAATATAGTAGGTGTAGGAAGGTTATATGTATTTAATCTGTTGAACCCTGTAGGTGGTGTGTATGAGAATGGTCTTTGACCAAAATTGACAGAGCATGAACTTCTAGGAGTAGCCGCAAATGCTATTGTATATCCACTTAAATTTGTAAAGGCAGCATTAGTGCCAGCAGCTGGGTCACCTGAAGCAAACCAAGTGCCATTTTTACCCCACCAAATTTTTCCATTGTCCATATCTAATGCACACATCATTATGTCATTGGCGGCAAGGGATGAACCATAAGATGTATTTGAACCAGCATTTCTCTTGTTCCCAGTAGCTAAATAAATACTCCATGAAGTAGAAGTAGAACCTAAATAGTCAACAAGTAAAGTGCTGTTAAGAGTATCCACTCCAACGTGAGAAGTATTACTAGAGGTTAAAACAACTTCCCAATAATATTTACCTGAAGATACTCCAATAGTTCCTCTTATTTCTCTATCAATACCACCAGCATCAACCCAATTTAAATTAGCACCAGATATAGAAGATGCAGTATTTGTATCTATAGGGTTTAAAGTTGCATAATTCGCCACAGTAGCACTTGTATTAGTAGGGCTATCTGTCATAGCATCATATGTTGTGCCAGATGTGACAGAGATATTGTTTGTAGTCCAGTAGTTACTATTACCAGAGAAGTCTTTACCTAGTCCAGCGTTAGAACCTGATGTAGTAGCTATATCAGAGAATTTAAGGTAGAAGCCATTAGTGCCATAAGTTCCTGTGTATTTCTTTGGTTTCCATACGCCAGTGACTGCATCTGTTTCACCAAAGTCTGAAGCTGCTTTAGCAGAGCCATCTACAAAATTAACTTCTGCCATATACCCATCAAAATATTCTCTAGTTGATGAATCTTTTGTTGCTCCTACAGCTGATACTTGAGTGGTATTTGTATATG